TAGCTGGGTTTACTGGTTTGTTTCTACTTCCAGCTGTTGTATCAGGTGTAGCAGCAGGAATTACAGCAGGACTTGGAACAGCATTAGCAAGCGCATTCTCAGGAAGTGGAGGACTACCTTCTGGGTTAGAAGAATTTACAGGTAAAGATGGAAAAACAAGAGTAAGAGATAAAACATCTAAAAAAATAGCAGCGGATCCAAGAAAACTTAAAGCACCGGCAGGCACTAAATTTCTAGAAGGATTTGGCAAAGGCGGCTTATTGGGCGGCGCAGCTAGAGGACTATCAGTTTGGGGAAGCCCTGTTGGAGCAAAGGCAGTAATAGGTGCTGCTGCTCTTGGAGCAGCAATAGCTGCATTAGCAACAGGTATAGGTGCAGGCGTATGGGTACTAGGAGAAAGTTTTGGTACATTTTCTGAAAATATGAAAAAGTTTGAAGACTTAAACGGAGAAAAATTAAAAACAGTAGGTCAAGGTATGAGAGCTGTAGGCTTAGGTATAGGCACACTTGGAGTAGGTAAAGTAGCAGACGGTTTAGGAAACTTTATACAAGGCATAGGCGGCTTCTTAGGAAATCTATTTTCAGTTGCTAGTGGTAAGGGAACACAAAAATCAACTTTTGAGTTACTAGAAGAATTCCAAGGTATGGACATTGATAGTGCTACTATTAAAACAAAAGCAGAAGCACTACAAGCATTTGCAACAGGAATGAATACGCTAGGAGCAGGTTTAAAATATGAAGGCTTAGCAAACTTTTTTGACGGGGTATCGAGTTTCTTCTTTGGACAAGATACAGATCCATTTAAAGAAATTAAAGAATTTGGATCTACAAAATTTGAAAGCAAGTTTCTTGAAAATAATTTAAAAGTATTAGAATCATTTAGTACAGGCATGAGCACATTATCTCAAGTTAATAATGGCGAAACGGTAGATTATGATAGTATCGTTGCATTAAAAATAAATCTACAGAAACTAGGTGATGTAAAAGGATTAAAAGGAACAGCAGAAGGAATTGCTGAACTTGCTAATATTGCTAATGTAAAAACTAAATTAAATGATTTAGCATCTGCAGATATTGTAGGAATAACAAATACAGCTGAAGCACTTAAAGAATTAGCCGATGCGTTTATCGAATTAAACAAAGCACTTGCAGATAAGAATAGCGGCATGTTTGAAAGCGGAGTTAGTACTGCATCGCTTCTTAATGAAGGTAAATTTAATCTAGGCAGCGGATCAGGTCTAACTGAGGAAACAGTAAAAGAGTTAAATAGTTTATTAGAGAAAATAGAAGAACATACTAGATGGTCTAGCAGATATAATAAGACAATGTCTAAGAACATGGCAGGTATAGCTAATAATAATCTTGCTGACGGAAATATAACGAGCCCGTAAGGAAAACAAAAAATGTCTTGGAAAAAATATTTTACACCAGTACCGACTGTAAATAACCCTAGCGGAAGTTATAGTCCATTCAGTAATCGCAATTCTGGTAGTATGCCCGGACCTGCTAGATCAAACTATTCAAGTTATTTGCCTGATGTATATGTTGGTACACCTAATCGTGTTGAACGTTACGGTCAGTACAACACAATGGATCTTGATTCAGAAGTTAATGCTGCATTAGATATCCTTGCAGAGTTTTGTTCTCAACTTAATGAACAAAACGGTACACACTTTATAACTGAATTTAATAAAAAGGCAACAAATACTGAAGTTACAATACTTGCACAATATCTAAAGCAATGGTGTAAGATACAAAAATTTGATACACGTATGTTTAGAATACTACGAAATGTATTCAAGTATGGCGATCAGATCTTTATTAGAGATCCCGAAACTAGAAAATGGTTTCATACTGATCCGTCTAATGTAACAAAAATTATTGTTAACGAATCAGAAGGCAAAGTTCCTGAACAGTATGTTGTAAAAAACTTTAATGTAAATTTTGTAGATATGGTTGCAACAACTCCGTTCGATACCAACGGTAACGTAACAGGTGGCGGCAGCGGACATCTAACTGGCGGTGTTAGAGGAATGGTTGGTAATAATCCAACTAACAACGGCAACCGTTGGCAAAATGAAGAAAATGAAATTACAGTCGATGCAAAACATGTGGTGCATTTAAGTTTATCAGAAGGCTTAGATAAAAATTATCCGTTTGGTAATTCACTACTGGAAACTGTATTTAAAGTATATAAACAAAAAGAATTACTTGAAGATGCGATTATTATCTATCGTGTTCAACGTGCTCCTGAGCGCAGAGTATTCTACGTTGATGTGGGTAACATGCCATCACACCTTGCTATGCAATTTGTGGAGCGTGTAAAGACCGAAATTCACCAAAGAAGAATCCCATCGGCGACTGGAGGAGGGCAAAATGTCATAGACAGTTCTTATAATCCTCTGTCAATTAACGAAGACTACTTCTTTCCACAAACGGCTGAGGGCCGTGGTTCTAAAGTTGAAACATTACCAGGTGGAACTAATCTAGGAGAAATTGATGACCTTAGATACTTTACTAACAAGTTAGTCCGAGGCTTGCGTATTCCTTCAAGTTATCTGCCTACTGGTGCAGATGATGCAAGTAGTCAATATAACGACGGTAGAGTAGGAACAGCATACATTCAAGAATTAAGATTTAATACATATTGTGAACGTTTACAAGGGTTAGTTGCAGAGCAGTTTGATACTGAGTTTAAACGTTATGTATTAGAAAAAGGTGTAAACATAGATACAAATATGTTTGAACTTAAATTCCAACCACCGCAAAACTTTGCAAGTTATAGACAAAGTGAAATTGATAATGCACGAGTGCCTACATATACACAAATGGCAGCACTACCTTATATTTCAAATAGATTTGCTCTTGATAGATTCTTAGGCTTGTCAGCTGAAGAGATTGCAGAAAATGAACGTCTATGGCGTGAAGAAAATGAAGAAACACTTGAACCAACAGCAACTGACGCAGGTGGTGAAATGCGTGGCGCTGGTATAAGCGGCGCTGGCATAGAAGGTGACTTAGGTGGGATTGAAGATGTAGCTGATGATGGCGAAGCACCGATACAAGGCTCAGAAGGTGATTCACCTGAAACTGCAACAGGCGATTCGCCAATGCCAGGCGGCGGAGCAAATGCTGAGCAAACGATATAAATAATACTATGATACTAAGAGAAATATTTTATTTTGATAACGAAACTGTAGAGCCTGTAGAGGATGATCGCTACGAGCCTGAACATGATGTGTCACCTGTTGACTATGATGACACAAGAAAAACTAGATTAACTCTTAAACAAATTAATAGAATTAGAAAAGCATCTGATTTACACGCAGAAGAAAAGAAAAAAGATCTCGAGTTTGTAAGACAAATGTATGGAATGGCAGCAAACGCAGCAGCTGAAGGTGTCTAATGGCCAAGCTAGACAAGTCAAAGTATTCTAAAGAAGAATACAGACGTCTCAAAGAACAACGTAAAATTGATAAAGCTAGAGAGCGTATTGCAAAGCAAAGTGCAATAGAACGTAGTAAGCCACAACCTACTCCTACATTAATAAAAATACAAGAACATGCACAAGAACTTGTTGAAGAAGATGTTGCAGGAGTTCGGAAGGCATTTATAATAGGCAACGGTATGAGTCGAAAAGGTATTCCTTTAGAACCTTTAAGAGCCTTTGGTAAAACATACGGGTGCAATGCAATTTATAGAACATTTGATCCTGATTATTTAATTGCAGTAGATACTAGAATGGTTTTTGAAATTACAAAAGCAGGCTGGCATTTAACAAGACCTCTATGGACAAACCCTAATCGCAGTTATCGCAATATGACACATCTTAATTTGTTTGATCCGAGCAAAGGATGGAGTAGCGGTCCAACAGCATTATGGTTAGCTAGTCAGCATAAACATAAAATAATTTATATATTGGGTTTTGATTATAAAGGATTAGATGACGGTAGATTTGTAAATAATGTTTTTTCAAGTACACCAAATTATAAAAAATCCGGTGACAGAGCAACATTTTATGGCAATTGGCTTAAACAAACAGTGATTACTGTAAAAGAAAACCCCAATATTCAATATGTAAGAGTAATTGAAAAAGAAGGCTTTATTCCGCCCGATTTGGTAAATATTGATAATATAAAACACATTACCGTTGACGATTTTAAGAAACGCCACGGATTAATGTAGTCAGATAACTAAAAATCTTGCAAATAATGGCCGTTTCAGGCCTATTTCGTGTAAATAGAGTAAATAATATTGACAGCCCATACCGTGCAAGCGGTATTTATTTTATTACAGGAGAAAACAATGGCAGATCGTAGTAAATTTGAAGAAATGCTTGAGCTACTTGTCAACGAAGACAAAGAAAGAGCGCAAGAACTATTCCACGAGATTGTGGTAGAAAAATCAAGAGATATTTATGAGTCACTACTAGAGGACGAAGAAGTTGAAGAGTCAGACGAAGAAGTTGATGAAGCAGCTGACGAAGAAGTAGATGAGTCAGAAGAAGAACTAGACGAAGCAGACGAAGAAGTAGATGAGTCTGATGATGAGCTAGAAGAAGGTTTTGATCTAGATGAATTTGAAGTAGAAGCAGACCCAATGATGATGGGCGGCGATCCAGCAGATGAATTAAGTGATCTAGACGGCGACGACGAAGCAGGCGACGACATGGACATGGACATGGGTGACGAAGGCGACATGGCTGATCGTGTTGAAGATCTAGAAGATGAATTAGAAAAACTAAAAGCAGAATTTGATTCAATGATGAACGATGATGACGCAGGCGACGAAGAAGAAGCAGGCGACGACATGGACATGGACATGGATGACGAAGAGCCAGAAGAAGAAGGTTATGCATTTGAAGCAGCAGACGAAGAAGTTGAAGAAGCAGCAGATGAAGATCTTGAAGAAGGCAAAATGAAAGATTCACTAATTGGTGATTCAGAAAAAATGTCAAAAGCAGAATTTGCTAAAAAACACGGCAAAGAAGCAGCTGACGAGCATTATGAATCAGCAAAAACTGCAGGCGAGCAAATGCGCGAGTATGTAGAAAAAGTTGCTCCAGCTAAAATGGGTGACGATGGTGCAAACACAAAATCATCTGTAGCAGGTCCAAATGATATGGGCGGAACAAGCGCAAACATTTTACGTGGCGATACTGAAAACAGTGGAGAAGCTGGCGCAGGATCAAAAATAAAAGGTTCAGCACTTAATGACCAAAACCCAAAAGACATGAACACTAAGAACATTAACGTTCCTGGTGGTAAAGCTGGCAAAACAGGATTTAAAAAATCTGAGCCAGGACACGGCGCCGAGAAAAAAGGTAAGCCGGGAACTGAGGACAAGGCAGCGACAAGCACACTTAACAAAGTAAGCACTCGCGCTAAGTAATCAAGACAGGGCATTAGATGAACAACTATTTACGAGAGCATTTGACATTCGATCAAGCACAAATTGTGCTTGAGAATGCCAACGAAGGCAAAGATCTTTATATGAAAGGTATTTGCATTCAAGGTGACGTCCGAAACGCTAATCAGCGAGTATATCCTGTTGCAGAAATAGGCAGGGCTGTCAAAACGCTCAACGATCAAATCCAAAACGGATTTACCCCTCTCGGAGAGGTTGATCATCCAGATGGCTTAAATATTAACCTAGACCGTGTATGTCTCATGATTGAAAGCATGTGGATGGACGGTGCTAATGGTTATGGAAAACTAAAAGTATTACCAACTCCGATGGGACAACTAGTTAAAACTATGCTTGAAGCAGATGTTAAACTAGGTGTTTCGTCAAGAGGAGCAGGTGAAGTTGACAGCAACGGTAATGTTGCTGACTTTGAAATTATCACTGTGGACGTTGTGGCTCAGCCCAGCGCCCCCGGTGCTTACCCAACACCAATCTACGAACAATTATTAAATGCTCGTGGGGGTATGAAGGCATATGAACTAGCACAGGCAACAAAACACGATGACAAGGCACAAAAATATCTTAAGGAATCGCTGATTAACATAATCAGCAAACTCCAATAATAGGAGGACAATTAATGTTGGACGCACTGAAAACACTTTTTGAAAACGATGTTGTTTCGGAAGAAATCAGAGCTGAAGTTGAGGAAGCTTGGAATGCGAGGATCGTTGAGAATCGCCAACAAGTAACCGCTGAACTACGTGAAGAGTTCGCACAGAAGTACGAGCACGACAAAAATACAATGGTGGAAGCTATTGATCAAATGTTATCAGAAGGCTTAGCAAGTGAAATTGCTGAGTTTGCTGAAGATAGAAAGCAACTAGCAGAAGCTAAGGCAAAATATGCTGTAGCAATGCGTGAAAATGCTGATCTATTAAAATCATTTGTTGTAGATCAGTTACAAGGAGAAATTCAAGAACTTAGAGCAGACAAAGCAGCAATGGCTGAGTCTTATGCTAAACTTGAAGAGTTCGTTGTAGAACAACTAGCTTCAGAAATAACAGAGTTTCATGAAGACAAAAAAGATTTAGCAGAAACAAAAGTACGCTTAGTACGTGAAGCTAAGTCACACTTGGCTAAAGTTAAAACTGACTTTATCCAAAGAAGTGCTACACTAGTATCTGAAACAGTTGCAAAGACTCTTACTAAAGAGATCGGCGCACTAAAAGAAGATATCAATGTCGCACGTAGAAACGACTTTGGTCGTAAAATATTTGAAGCATATGCAGCTGAATATACTAATTCATATTTGAATGAAAAAACTGAAACTGCAAAACTACTAAAAGTTCTTGATAATAAAAATCAACAACTAGCAGAAGCTAAAAAGTATGCTACAAAAGCAATTGCTATTGCAGAATCTAAAGAAGCAGAGAAACAAAGACTTCAAGAATCAGCAACAAGAGCAGCAAAAATGAATGATCTTCTTGGACCTTTAAGTAAGGACCAAAGAGAAATTATGACAGACTTACTGGAATCAGTACAAACACCAAGACTAGAATCTTCGTTTGAAAAGTACCTACCATCAGTTATTGATAGTAATACTCCAGCAAAGCAAAAGGCACCACTAACAGAGGCAAAAGAAGTAACAGGCAACCGTGAGCAATCACAAACAAGTAGTAAACAAGCAGACGACGGAAATGTCATTGACATCAAGCGTCTTGCTGGATTAAATTAAGGAGATTATTATGTCGGAACTACTAGAAAGTCGCTGGCAGGATACGAAAACAGCACTTCTTGAAGGCCTAGGTGGCAACAAGAAAAGCGTAATGGCAGCAACATTAGAAAATACTCGCAAGTATCTTTCAGAAACTGCTACAGCTGGTGCTACATCTGCCGGTAATGTCGCAACACTAAACCGTGTAATCCTTCCAGTGATTAGACGTGTTATGCCAACAGTTATAGCTAATGAGCTAGTTGGTGTTCAACCTATGACTGGACCAGTTGGTCAAATCCACACACTAAGAGTACGTTATGCAGATAGCATTTCTACAGGTGGTGGCACAGACGTAACAGCTGGCGAAGAGGCTCTAAGCCCATTCAAAATTGCTGAAGCTTATTCAGGAAACGAAGGTAACCCAGGTACTGCTGATGTAACAGCAGCTATGGAAGGTGTTGCTGGTAACAGAATGAGTATTCAAATCTTGAAACAAACTGTGGAAGCAAAGTCACGCAAGCTATCAGCTCGTTGGACTTTTGAAGCAGCTCAAGATGCTCAGTCACAGCATGGTATTGATGTTGAAGCAGAAATAATGGCTGCTCTAGCACAAGAAATTACTGCTGAGATTGATCAAGAAGTTTTAGCTTCTTTAGCTTCACTAGCTGGCACTGCGGTTGAAACATACAACCAAGCAGCAGTATCAGGTACAGCTACATTTGTTGGTGACGAACATGCAGCACTTGCAGTTCAAATCAACCGCGCATCAAACCTAATCGCTCAGCGTACACGCAGAGGCGCAGGTAACTGGGCAGTTGTTTCACCATTCACACTTACACTTCTACAGTCAGCAACTACTTCGGCATTTGCTCGTACTACAGAAGGTACTTTTGAAGCACCAACAAACACTAAAATGGTTGGTACACTAAACAACGCAATGAAAGTATATGTAAACACATATGCATCAGATGCATCACCAGTACTTATTGGGTACAAAGGTACAAGCGAATCAGACGCAGCAGCGTTTTATTGCCCGTACATCCCACTAATGAGTTCAGGTGTTGTTCTAGATCCAGGCACATTTGAGCCAACAGTATCGTTCATGACTCGTTATGGATATGTTGAGCTAACAAATACTGCTTCGTCTCTAGGTAACGCAGCTGATTATCTAGCAAAAGTTGCAATTGATAATTCAAATGTAAGCTTTAGCTAAGTTTTAGTTAACACAGATAAAGGATAGGCGCTACGGCGCCTATTTTTTTGACTTTTTTTCTAATAAAATGGTTGACATTGTCTGTAGAGATGTTATATTAGTTACATAACGAAGACGACGGTTTACGTTAGATGGTGACTGAAGCGATGTCGGTAGACGGCAT